TTCCGTATTAGTTCCACCAGGATTAGACCATAGTGAAGTATCTGTTAAGGTTTCACCTGGTACAGTTGGGATATCATTTATATATACAGGAGATTTACCAGTTATTGGTAATGTTACGGGGTCACCTTTTTGAGCAAAAGGAAGTGAGGCAGTAAAATAATCGTGTTCCCATGCACGTAAACGAAGTATTGCTAATTCAACATTTGAACTATTGTCTCCATCAGTTAACTGAATATCGTTTTCAACGATTAAATTTTGGTCACGATAGTAATCGTTATATACTTTTTGATATGCAGCAAAAGGCAGTGCAGAAATCTTTTCTCGGTCAATAGCAGGGCATTGAGATGGATTAGGAATGCCTAAATAATCATGAAGTTTAGAGTAGTTAGTACCGTCTTGGAGTACTTCCAAATATGGAACTGCTGGTAAGAGTCCGGCAGTTTTTGTATTAGTTATAAAGTCTTCCCATCCTTCCCATAGTATTCGATTTGGTACGAAGAAGTAATGCATTGTTACGTCCATACGATGCATAACGGGGGAGACTAAAGGTGCGAAGCGTAATAAACTCTCGCATGAAATATTAAGTTTGTCGCCTGGTATTACTTCTGTAACCATAATTGGGACGAGTTCGCCCATGTTACAGGATAGTTTTACGTCGTGGCTCAAGTCGAACACGTTTTTATCCGGTTTCGACATTTGTACACTGTTGAAGATGTTTTTGTTCATATTTTTTTTTTTAAAAGTAATGGGGACGGTTATCCGCCCCCAATTTTAGAGTCTTAACCCGCCTCGTGATACGAAGTAAGTTTTTTTGCTTTTTGTGCGGCCTCTACGACCGCCAGCACGTTTACGGCTGCTTCGTCTTCTGTATGCCATGAGCATGTGTTTAAGTATGTATTGCAATATTGCATGTTAAATGTAATTTTTTTTTTTGGTAATTCAAAGGATATTAGTCGGGGCGAAAACCGCCCCTCATGTTTTGCACCTTGTTAACGCTTACCGCTTCCACCTTGTGGGAAGTAGAATTTTTTAGCGTCTTTTTCTGCAGGTGATGCAGGTTTATAATATTGGAATGCTTCCATAAGTGTTCTTTGCCATAATTTATCATGTGGTTGAATTCCTTTTTGTTTTAGGTCTGCATCTAAATTTTTTATACGTGTGTCGGCACGAACATGTTTAATGCGTTCCATGATTTCCTGTTTCTCCAATGGAATTTTTGAACGTTCAGCCATTGACCTGAGAATACGTTCTACGCCTTCTTTGATTGATTGTGCGTTTTGTGCGGCTGCTCTTTGGTCTTGGTTGAGAGTGTATTTAGTGTCAGCCATTGTTTTTTTGAGGTTAGCATCTGCGGCGTCGAGTGAGTTTTGTTGTAGTTGGGTTTTGAGATTGACGTCGAATTTTGTCCCATCGGTTTGGGCGATGGTTTGTTCTGTTGATGCTTTTGTAGAGTCTATTTGTGCCTTTTTTAGCAGTAGTTCTGCATCTGCAATAGACATTTGTTTTGCGACCATATCTGTTTGTGCTGATTTTTGTCGCATATCGAAATATTTACCAGCAAGTTCTAAACCCATATTTGGGTCAGCTTGTGGGGCTTCGCCACGCCATTCGGCGGATGATGTGGAGCGAACGGCAGGGCCATCGCTTATGTTTCCATAGATTAGGTTTTTATTTAGACCGGCTTCTTGGAAGCGTTGCATTTGGGCACGAGGTGAGTTATATTCATTTTGACGTGCCCAGTCTTCGAGGGCTGCGCCCCGTTGACGATCATACATGTGTTCCGCAAATTTGCGGTTTTTTTTGTTCATACGACCAGTGGCGTATGCATTGCCGGCTGTTGTAGCAACTCCAACGCCTGCGGCGATGAGTGATGCTCCGGCGGCTCCTATTGGCATAGTTTTTTAATTTAAATTGTTATTTAATTTTGTTTGTTTTATTGACTTGGTGTCAATTAGCACTAATATATCAAGGTGATTAGTGCTTCTTGTTGTTTTGGGAAGCGGCGCAGACAGCTTGTTTTTGTCGCTCATTTGTATGCTTTCACTGTGTTTTTGCATATTATTTGCTCCTTTTTTGCTGTTTGCGCTGCGCTCCCAACACGACTTCGTCGTGAAGGTCGCCTGCAGCGACCGTTTTTGTTTTTACCCTACTTTGTAGGGGGGTTTTCTATCTTTTCAGATAGTGATTTTTTGTAATGTTTTTCTATTACAGCTTCCACATCTTCGATGGAAAGCTGTTTTGATTTTGCAATAGGTTTTGTTGATTGCCGTAATTCTTTTAATTCGTTAGCAAAATCTATACGTATTTGATGGATTTCTGATAAATCCAATGTTTTAGGGTTTACTCCGTCGAGTAAATCGTCTTCTCCGTCGTATTCAGGTATACGTTGGCCACCTAACGGTAAGCCTGATGCGAAGCGTCGCATTATTTCGAGGATTGACATTGTTTGGTCAGGTATTGTTTCGGAAGGTTCGTAGTTTTGCTCGTAAGTTTTAGCAAACGTGTGTCCGTTAATGTTGGTTTTGAATTGTGATGTTTTCGTTGTCATAATAATAATTGTTTTTGATTGATAAATTTTTGTTGATTTTTTGCGGCAAGTATTCCTTGCTGTAAGTTGTATAATTTTTTATCGAAATCTCCCTGCATAAATGCAAGGTGTTCTATTTCGAGTTTCTTAAGATGCTCCGTATGGATACGAAGCTTTTCGTCATTTGTGTAAATTTTTTCTTTATAGTAGCGTGGCATTGTGATTTTTTTGCCGTCTGTAAGGTTACAGTAGGCTCTTGTTGGAATGTCCAATTTATGCCATCGTACCATTGGTTTTGTGAGATAGTTTTTTCCCAATCCTTTAGATTGGAGGGAAAACTGTTGTTGTCGTCCACGTAGTGCATAGCGTGAAGGTTTTGGTTTAGAAATGTATTTTAAGGTGTATCCAACGGATGCTTCGGAGAGTTGTCCGTAATGGCAATGTCCCATAGCCCAAGCTGTTTGTATAAGCTCGATTTGGGCGTTGAAGAGTATGATGTGATAGTGGGGCCGCCATGTTTTTTCACCGTATTCGCCAACGGCGAAATATTTAATGGGTCGGGCGTTTGTATGAGCCTTTCGAAGGCGTTTAATGAAAAGTTGAACGTCCCGTTTACATAGTTGGGCATAGCCTGTTTTGGAGTAGTTGAGATTTTTATCGCCATATGTTAGTGTTATGAAGTGTGATGAGTCAGACACTTTGTTTTCCTGCATGAGTCTAAATGACCAGGCAGAGGTTCGACGAGCAGCACACTGCGGACATTTGCCGCAGGGTACTATCGTCTGTTTTTGTTTAAGGTTAATCGGTGTCATACACATAATTAGAAGGTTGGTGTGCCATATTTAGGCATGCTTCTTATTGCTTTTATTTTATTATATACATGTACGTACATTTTTTGTACTGTTGGATCTGTTACAGCAAATATTCTGCTGTCCGGTGTGCATTCTATGAATGCTTTATTTAATGCTGGTGGAGTTAATGGGTCGAATATTCGACCAAGATGCCAAAAGTCTAAAGTGGTGCGGAAGTCTCCGGCTACTCTGTTTGATTCGTACTTATATTCGGAATATCGAGGTACATACCCAAATGTTTCTGATTGTACAGAAGTTGATTGGAATGCCATGATTTCGCTATTTAATACTTCTTGTTCGCCAATATTTGCGAAGTCAGGTATAAAGTATTGTGTAGGGTCTTGGAGTTTTAGGAAGTGTTTAGGTATTCCTTGTTGGTAAGCTGTTTTAGGTAATATTGACATAATGCCTATTACATAGCCATGTTCTTGACAGAAGTAATTACCGTATTGACCGTTGGTTACGCTTACAGCGTGTCCGGACATGTTACCTTGTGGTTCTCCAGCTGTTGCTGAGGTATTTAGTACCTCAGAGATTACAACAGGTGATTTTGTTCCTGTAATGTATTCAGGTCTGTCGAGCCGGCTATCAGGTGAGCGTAAACCGAAAATAGCGAGTATAGACTCAAAGTAACGGCTACCAGCACGGGCGGCTTTTTCAAGCCATTTTTGAAGGGCGTAAGCACGTCTTAAATCGTTAATAGTTGTTCCAACGCTGCCGTCAAGTTCGGTATAGAGAGACTCTGCTCCGATACCAGTTGTTGCTTTAGCAGTTACGTTGGGAAATTCCGTATTAGTTCCACCAGGATTAGACCATAGTGAAGTATCTGTTAAGGTTTCACCTGGTACAGTTGGGATATCATTTATATATACAGGAGAT